AATTTAATTGTGGCTGATAATAGTGAGCCTAGATTAATCAATGAGTTAAAAACAAAAGGATTAAACATTGTGCCTACAATAAAAAAGAAAGGTAGCATCTTGTCAGGAATTGCATTAATGCAAGATTATCAAATTGTAATTGATGGCAATTCAATAAATCTAATTCGTGAATTTAATAATTATTCTTGGAAGCTTACAGGTTCTATTCCTCAAGATAATTTCAATCACGGAATAGACTCTTGTCGTTATCTTTGTCAGTACCTACTTACTAGGTCTGTACCTCATGGCAATTACTTTATTAGGTAAATTGTTACATTTGTAACAAAAAATATTTAATTTGTTATATTTCTACATTTATTTGTCAGTTGGAGAATTAATTACTATATTGAACACAGTTCATTGAAATATTGTTTAACCCATAAAATTGAAAACATGGAAAAATTAAAACTAGAGAAAGTTAACTCTAAAAAACAACTAGAAGCTCAAGGTTATTTTAAAATAGATTTAAACAAAGGAGTTTGGGATTTTTGTTGGGGGAAGTATGTTATAACTAGCACCAGACAAAACGAAAGTTCAGTTCTTTATTTTGGTGGTGACATTTTATCACAAACACCTGTTGAGTCAATAAAAGAAGCTTTGTACCTGTACAATACTTATCATTACAGTTGTCCAGAACACTACTTATAAGGAGTAGGGGAGGGTAAAACCTCCCTTTTTAAAAAAAGATTTGGTCAGTTGGAAATAATTAACTAAGTTTGTGTATAACTAATAAAGAAAACAATGAAAGAAAACAAAAAGATTATCCCAAAACATTTTAAGCTTAACAACGATTGGATTCAGAAATCTAATCAGAATCTAGTAATGGATTTATTAAGAAAACAATTTAAAACAAATAAATAATTATGAGTAAAGTAAACGCATTCGAGAACGAGATATTTGACCACTACAGAAAAAGAGTAAATCAAATAGAAAAATCAATTAACTTATTAAGAAGTCATGGCTACACTGTTGTAGATTTAGAAGGCAAAATAATAGAAGAAGAAGTTAAACAATAATGGAAGACATAATAATCGATTTAGAAAAAGAAATAAAAGAGATGCAATACGACATTCAGTGGCAAAACCATTACATGAGGTTCTTAGAAGACAAGAACGATGAATTGCATAACCAAGCTACTGTTTATGCTAACTACATTATGAATTCAAACAAAACTTATTAGATATGGAAAAAGCATTAATAAATAATAGATATTGGAAAAAACAAATAAACAATATCATAAATAAAATTAAAGAATATAACAAGTTTTTAATTTCTACACCACAAAGCCAAAGAGAAAGAGAAATAGATTCTGATGTAAAAATTGAAATTAGCTCTAATTACAGAATAGAAGTAAATGGAGACAAGGAAGCCCATAATGATATGTTAGCGAGCTTAGAAATATATTCATGGACAATCACACCAGAAGAACTAGAAGTGCTCGTAGAAGCTCTTAAATGCGTTTATTCAAATCATCCTGATGGAGAGATTAAAATGTCTGTTACACATAATCACGATTGTTTAAATTGTTAGTTATGAGAACAATAAAATGTGAAATGTGTGGTCATGAAAATCATGAATACAATTTTAAATGTGAAGGTTATGATTGTGGAATTCCTTTAGATTTAACAATAGAAATTAATTCATTTGGTTTGCCAGATATAATACAAAAACAATTATGAGAAAGTGTAATAAATGTGCAACTATAATACAAGAGAAAGCAAAGCAACTCTTTTGTTATAATTGCAAAGGGTACAAACTACCTTACGAAACTTATAAATTTTATTCTATATCAAATCAATTTAATAATAAATAATTATGGAACATACAGATAAAGAAATAGTTGACATTTTATTTAATGACTTTCCGAAAGTCGGAGAGCAAATATTAGAATATTTAGATAATCAAAATAAATAATTATGAAAGTAAACAGAGTATATAAAATAGTACGCCCAATGAGAAGATTTGGCAATTTAATAAAGGACATTATAAATCCAAGAGAGTCAAAATATGCTTGGTGTAGGTATCCTCTTTATGCCAAGACAAAGAAAGAAAAAGAAATCTATATGGCTACAATAATAGAACATTTAGATAATAGAATAATTATAAACCCAGAAATAGAAATTTAATACTATGACACATTTAGAAGATTTAAACAGAATTGAAATCAAACACCTTAGAGATACTGTTAATATGTTTGAAAACCAAATCACACACCTTACAAAACTACTCAAGACAATAAGAGAAGAGAACGAAACTCTTAAAGCAAAGAATGAATTGCATAGGCAAAAACTAGAAACAGAATACAGAAAGAGTAAAGTATGAAACTACTTACCTTTGAAATAAAAGAAGTAGGACAAGAAGTTTATACTAAACAATTCAATACGGACAGGTCAATTCAATACACCATTGAACAATACTCAAGGCATCGCCAAATTCAATACATGAATTTAATACCTATGAATTCAATATAAATTCAATACATAAATTTAATACATAAATTTAATAGTTTGTTTGTTTGCCCTCTGTAAATTTTACAGGGGGTTTTTTGTTCGATAACCTGCAAAGCTAAAAACAAATAAAGCAGTAAAGCAAATTAATATTGTTATTTAGAATTAATATAAATTATTAACTTTGTTCGTTAATTGTTTTGTCAGTTGGAATATTTATTTATATATTTGTCTAAACATTAAAACAAAAAACATGAAAAAAACCTATTCAGTAGATTTTGACATTTTAACACAACTTTATGAGGTTGTTGACGTTACCAAAATACACCCTCAACCATTAATTAAAACCTTTAAATATCATTCAAACGCTTATAAATTTGCTAAAACTTTAGGAGGTTTTGTAACATCACAAAACTCTTAATCATGAAAAAACTATTTAAAATATTATCCGAAATTTTCGCATTCTCTCTGTTCACTTTTGTTGTAGGGGTTTGCCTTATCTTATTAATTAACCTATTTATATAACTATGAAAACAAGAATTAAAAACCTGTTCGCTAAAATCATTTTAAGCGACTTATTTATAAAAGCATTTGTTTATATAAGTGCTTTTATTTTAACCTTATTATTAACCTTAGAAATATAAAACAATGAAAACAAAACAAACAAATTGGAATGACAAAGACATACAATTAAAAGACAATTCATTAAGTTTATTAAAATATACCTTACATTGTTTTGATTATGGAAAAATTCATGAAATACCAAGAGATGAAATAGAAATCTTAATATCTAAATTAGAACTAGATTTATATGGTTGGGGGTATTATACAAATAAATTAAAAAAAGAAAATAAAATATAAAACAATGAAAACAAAAACAATAGACATAAACGCTAAAGAATGGTTTGACAAAATTAACGGTAATTCCTATTTTTGCGGTACAATAACCCTTAATTATTTAATGCATAATGAGGAAACTTTTTTAATTCCGTTTCAATATGGTTACGGTTCACAATACGAAGACGAAGCGAAAGCAATATTAACAGAATTTAATAAAATAAGTTGTAACGGTTTTCAAGGTTTATACACTTATTGTAAAGACAATAATATTATTTATAGGCATAGTATAAAAAGAAACTCATTAAAAAGAGAATTAAAACAAATTGAAAAAGATTATAATAATAATTTAAATAAATAAACAAATGAAAACAAACAAAGAAACAATTAAAACGTATTTAGAACAAGAGAAAACACACGGACAAAGTGCCAACGTATTTTTTGAATATTCCCGTATTTATTCATACGGTTATCATTATTTATTAGGCAAATTCCTTGATGATGATTTATTAATCATAAATGACACGGGATATAGCGCCACTACATCAAAGCACATACACTTATTAAGAGACACGGCAAACGAAATGAATATAATTAATTTTAGTACATCAAACGTTGATTTAATAAGCGTACAAAACGAAATTAAATACTTAGAGGATAAACTGCATAAGGCAAGAAAGCCAAAGATTTGGTATAATAAAATAAATTCTCTTTATAATAATTGGTATGATTTCACTAAAAAATATGGTGCCTTAAATATGCAAGGTGCATCTATTAATTTAGGTTTTCATAATAAATCAAGTGACATTCAAAAAATAATGCTTAGAGTTGAGCAATATTACACGGCGTTAACTTTAAATATGAGTTTATGAAAACAACAAAACAAAGAAACTTAAATTGTTCATGTTGTAACGAACCAATGATTAAGATAGGCACTAAAGTCAAAATAGTTGATAATTTTGTAGAGCATCCAAACTATAAACAAAACACTATTTTAGAAATAATACAACATGATGAAGATGGATACTACATTTTAAATAATGGTTCATACTGTTCAGAGGGTGAAATTGAAACTATAAATTAAAATATATTAATCTTTTAACGCCTTTTATTAAAAATTAACCTCCTTTTAAGGGGGTTTTTTTATATGTGACATTTTGTTAGATTCCTAACAATTAGTTAGTTATGATTAATTAAAATACAAATAAGTATATTTCTTTGTCTTAATCAGCTACAAAGTAGCCATATTAAGCAATTTAAGCACCTTTTTAGCTAGTTTCACACCCTTTCTGGTAGTTACCCCTCAATTTAATTTAATAAGCCCTTAAAACGCCTCTAATTTAATATTTAGTTGTATATAGGTTATAAATACACCTAGTCTGGGGGATTCGCACACCCTCAGCTATATTACCCAACTCTCTCTACACTTCATACTTTCCATCTGACACTTGTATGTTCTTTATGAATTCAATACCTTTATGAATCTAATAGGTTATGGCTAGAAAAAAAATGTATGATAAAAATTATCTTAAGGCAATTTCCTATTGTATGGATAATGGCATAAAGATATATCCTGTGCCTAAGAGCCGTAAAGAGTATTATCTTGAAGTTAACGACAATGGTAAAATAATACGTTCACCAGAGGCTTATGGATTAAAGCAGTGGAGTGATAAGATAGTTGAATTATATACATTCTACTATTACAAACATAACCCAACCGACAAATAGTCAGATTATATATGTTATATATATATACATAGTGTATATATAGCATAGTGTAATATATTACATAGTGTATATATACATAGTGTAATATATAACATAAAGTATTATATTGCATAGTGTATATCATGTATAACATATACATACATAATATCATATATAACTGACATATATTCAGTTGGAATAAAGTAAAGTACAAAAACAAATTAAATTATTATTTATAATATGGCACTAAAACAAATTGAATTAGAAGTACCAACAACTCTATCTGACATTAAACTTTGGCAATATCAAAAATATATGAAAGTCATAGAGCAAAACAAAACAGAGAATGCCGAAGACGATGAAAAGATAAATGATTTCTTAAATATGAAACTTGTAGAAATATTCTGTAATGTTTCACTAAGAGACGTTAGTAAGATTCCTTTGAAAGAGTTTAATAAAATACTAGAAATATTAAATAAGGCATTTATAGAAAAACCTAAATTAATACAAAGATTTAAACTGTTAGATGTAGATATGGGGTTCATACCTAAGCTTGATGATATAACTCTTGGTGAATATGTAGATATAGAAACTAATATTTCAGATTGGCAAAAAATACATAAAGCTATGGCTGTATTGTACAGACCAGTTAATTTTAAGGCAGAAGATAAATATACTATTGCTCCTTACAAGGTAAAAGAAGAAATACAAGAGTTAATGAAAGAGATGCCATTAGATGTAGCAATTAGTTCAATGGTTTTTTTTTACGATTTAGGGAAGGAATTACTGGTAGCTATACCGAAATATTTGGAGCAAAAACTGAAGAAAGAGGATATGCAACAGCTAGAGATGCATTTGCAAAAAAATGGGGTTGGTATCAATCAATTTATGCACTCGCTAAAGGTGATGTCAGAAACTTCGATGCAGTTACCGAGCTTCCACTCTACCAGTGTTTAAATTATTTAGCATTTGAAAAAGAAAAAGTAGACATAGAACAACAAGAATTAAAAAAAGCATATAGACAATGACAAGTTTTTACGACATATTAGATAAACTTAAAACATACCTTCAAGGCAACACAAATGTTAATTCAGTAACGTTTGGAGATATATTTGAGGTTGACCTAGCTAAACAAACTATATTTCCTTTATCACACATAATTGTAAATGGATGTACATTTCAAGACCATGTAGTGCAATTTAACCTACAAATTATCTGTATGGATATTGTAAATGAAACTAAAGAAGATAAGAAAGATTTAAACAACTACTTTCACGACATAAACAACAAACAAGATGTGTTGAATACTCAGTTTGCCGTAGTCAATGGTTTACAATCGGCACTAAGAAGAGGAGAATTGTTTTCTGACTTATATCAAATAGATACAGATTATACTGCTAATATGTTTGAAGACAGGTTTGAGAATCTTCTTGCTGGTTGGAGCTTAGACATATCAATCACAGTGGCAAACAATCAAATATCAGATATTAATGCTAACGGTCAATCTCCTTGCTAATGAGTTTTAGATTAGAAAATACTGAAAAATATTTAAGACAATACGCTAAATCTTTATTAGATAGTGCTATTTCAGAAATACAAAGAAAAGATAGGGTTAGAGAATATTCTACAGGTAACGTTACTTCTCCAATTGAAGCATCAGGACAATTACAAGAAAGTTTGAAGTTAATAGAAAAAGACACTAAATCTGTATTAGAATTGAATATTGAAGGAAACGCTTACGGAGAACAAATAGATGAAGGAACAAGAAGCACAAGTGTATCAAAAGATAAATTAATTCAGTGGATACAAAATAAAAATGGATTTAAAGACTTAAATGGAAAACCTGTAAATTTAAGTAATTTAAAAGAGGTAGGTAGAATAGCTGGGCTCATAAGTAAATCATTAAAGTTTAACGGAATTAAACAAACAAACTTTTTAACTAACATAGTTGAATCTAAATTTAAAGAACTGAATAACATAGAAGCACCAATATTAAAAGATGCTAATGATGATTTAGACAACATATTAAAAAGAGCAGGATATAAAAAAGGTGCTAATGAAACCTTTTCAATACAAACAAAAATAATACAATAATGTCAACAGTAATAAACACAAGAAGTCCATTCTACTTCAAAGTATCTAACGCAGACTTAAGCTCTGTTAAGTTAGAATTATACATATGGACTGGAACAACAGCACAAAGAAACGCATCTTATAAAAGATACACTTTAACTAAAGAACAGTTGTTAGATGAATTAGACAGGGGGACAACCACTTCTACTACAGCTAATAAATTAGTTGATAGTACACAAAACTTTAATACTACAGCTCAAGTAGGTAGCTTTATAAAGAATACAACAGATTCAACAACAGCAAGTGTTACTGCTATTGATAGCGACACAACTTTATCTATAAGCTCCGACATTATGGCTTCAGGTGAAAACTATATACTATTTGCTAAACCTTATGTTGTATTTGAATTAAGTGAGCTTGCAAGAGATTTTATGGAAACAGAGTATAATAACTACGCAACTGACACTTTATGGATAGATGCAGACATTACTATTTATGATTCATCAGGAACTATAGTTCAAGTAAACTCTCAAGATACAAACACATCTAGTTTCTTAGGCATAGATGGTTATGGTTACTTTGAAGATGGCACCAATCCTAGAAGTGTTCAATACACAACACCTATGGTGCTTCAACACAATACTACGGTTTATTATAATGATGGTGCTGATATAAAGATTCCTATATATGCAGAAGCCGAGACAGTAACAGCTACACTAACAAGCACAGCAGGTGCAGATATAAACTGGGATAATGCTGATGATTTTTGGGACACTTATGATGTGACTTGGGGTTCAGGACAAACTCCTGTAGTTATAACTGATAACGGAAACACTAATCAAAAAATACAATACTTAATTATAACAGATAGTGAGGATTTAATTGATGGAGACTATGTAACTATATCTAGTAACAATGCCTCTTATTCGGATGTAGTTATAACACTTAGAAAAGTATGTGAGCCTAAATATACCCCACTAAATGTAATATTCTATAATAAATTTGGAGCACTACAAAACCTATGGTTCTTTAAGAAATCTATGACTAATATAAATATTACCTCTGAGCAATTTAAAAATAATATTTTAGATATAGAAAACTCTGGCAGTACGCCATCATATGCTTTAAGTAAACATCAAGAAAAGAAGTTTATGGCAAACGGAAAAGAATCAATAACTGTTAATTCAGGATTTTATAGCGAAGACCATAATGAAGTTGTAAGAGAGATGTTGCTTGCAGAACAAGTATGGATTTTTGATGGCACAAATACTTTGCCGATAAATCTTAAATCTAATACGCTTCAATTCAAAAAGTCAGTTAATGATAAACTTATTAGTTATACTTTATCTTTTGACTATGCTTACGATAAAATAAATAATATTTTATAATGCAAAAAATAGTATTATACATAAAAAATAATGATGACGTCTATAAGAGAGTAGATATGTTTAATGATGAAACTATTTCGTTAACATCTAAAATACAAGATGTAAGAGACATACAAAAAGTATTTACTGACTTTAGTCAAACATTTACATTACCTGCCTCTAAAACTAACAACAGGTTATTTCAACATTGGTATAATTATAATATTGATAATGGTTTTGATGCAAGAAGTAGAAAAGATGCTATAATGGAATTAGATTTTTCTCCATTTAGAAGAGGTAAGATTTCTCTTAATAATGTTAAGATGAAGGATAATAAACCTTTTTCTTATGAAGTTATTTTTTATGGCAATACTATAAACTTAAAAGATTTACTTGGGGAAGACGAACTAAGTCAATTAGAAGATTTAGACGATTATACTCACAATTATACAAATACAAATGTCAAAACAGGACTTCAAAGTGGATTGTCTTCTGGTAAAATAATATACCCTTTAATATCTCACACTAAAAGATTTTACTACGATTCTATTCAATCTAGCCCTAATTATAGCGGCAATTTATATTACAACACATCACAAAACGGTGTTGGATTAGCTTTTGAAGATTTAAAACCAGCTATAAAGTGTATGGCTATTATTGAAGCTATAGAAAGTAAATATAATATATCTTTTACAAGAGATTTCTTCAACACAACATCTGGTACTCCATTTAGTAATTTATTTCTTTGGTTAAGTAGAAATAAAGGAGCTATAGGTGGAGATGTAAATCAAAAAGAAATATTAAGTCGTATATGTGGTGCTTGGGGTTATTCTTCTGGTGACTTAGGCTTTAATATAACTGGAGACACTTGGACTGTATCAACATCGGGACATACAAGACGTTATGACGCAGAATTAACAATAACTACAATAGGAGCAAATCAAAACATACCTTATAGCGTTAAAGCTGTTGATTATGTTACTGGAAATACACTTGCTCAATTAGCATCAGCAGCATCAGCATCAAGAAGCATGACTGTTCAATTAATATCAACATTTGAATTGGTAAATTATAAAATTAAATGGATTGTTGAATCTAACGATACTTTATCTTTTACACCCAGTTTGGATATGACAGAGTATATACTTGACCCTATAACACAAACTCCTACAGGAACAAACACTGCTGTATTTAACATAGGAGGAACTGGAGCAAGTATAGCCACAACGAGTGAAATAATAATAACAGATAATGTACCTAAAATTAAAACTATTGATTTTCTTACAGGATTATTCAAGATGTTTAATTTAACAGCATACTATATTGATGATGTCGCTGATACGGACTTTGGAAAAATATATGTAGATACTTTAGATAACTTTTATTTAGACGCAGTAAACAATCCTTCTGAAGGTAGTTATGATATAACAAAACATATAGACACAAAACAATTAACTATAGATAGAGCTTTTGAGTATAATCAAATTAATTTTGAGTATGAAAAGCCATCTACTTTATTATCTATAAATCATTTAGAACAATTTAATGAGACCTTTGGCAACGAAGAAGTAAAACCTACGTTTGTAGATAGAGGAACTAAATATGAAGTTAAAGTCCCTTTTGAACACATGAAGTTTGAAAGAATTATTGATGAAAATAAATCAAACGACTCAAAAGTTTCTGGAACTACAACTTCAACTACAACAAACAAACTTATTGATAGTACAAAAACCTTTACAACTACCGTTGCGATAGGAGATGTTGTTAATAATACAACAGACAATACTACTGCTATTATTTTATCTATAGATAGTAACACTACTATTTCTTTAAGTGCAGATATTATGCAAAGTGGAGAAAATTACAATATTGGAGAAATTAGTCCTTATGGAGATATAACTTCTCCCGCTCCATACATAACTGATATATTGTGGGGTTATTCAGCAGATGGAGATTTTGAATCAAAAACTGATGTAACTCCAGCTACAGGCGACTATTCTCCAGTACTAACTAAACCACTTGTATTTTATGCAATACAAGAAAGTATAAATACTGGGAAAGGAATTAAATGGATTTCAGATGGCACTCCTATAGAAATAACACAATATTATAGACCTTCTAACACTAATGAAGACGGCACAACATCAACTGCTGCTGATTTTACAATTAACTTTGATGATGAAATAGATGAATGGAATTTAACAAACTATAGTACAAGTGGATATACTAATTCATTATTTAAGAAATTTTATACTAATTATATTAATGGAATCTTTGAGGAAAAGAAAAGAATATACAAGTTAAAAGGATATTTGCCAACAGATATATTAGTTAACTATAGATTAAATGATGAGCTTGTGATACAAGATAGAACATTTACGATTAATTCTATAAGCACAAACTTTAAAACTGAAGTAAGTGAATTAGAATTATTAAACAAATTATAATTATGATAAAAAACGTGCTTGACTTATTGAACGCTTCTGATTGGTATGGAGCAGGAAAAAATATAGAAATTGCAAAAGGTAAATATTTAGCTGTAAAAGACTTTAAACAAATGAAAGAACAACTTAAAAGATTAAGATATGGCAAGTAAAAAAATACTTATTCAAGTAATACTTGATGATAAAAATGTAGCAGCAAAGTCAAATCAAATATCTAAATCTGTTGATGGTGTTACTAGAGCACAACAAAAATATTTTCAGGCATTACAACCTACTAATGTAGAGATTGAAAAATATAAACTATTAACTAAACAAGCACAAGCTGCAACGGAAGCGAAAGCAAGAGCAGAATTAAACGCAGCAGAAGTTACAAAACAAGGCAGGGCTCAATCTGGATTAAATAATGCAATATTATTAGAAACAGGTCGTTTAGCTTCAGATGCATCTTATGGATTTACTGCTATTGCAAACAACTTGTCTCAGGTTGTTACTTTGTTCTCTAGTTTTGCAGAAACTAATGGAGGTGTAGTTGCATCATTAAAAGAGCTAGGAAGGTCATTGTGGGGAATGGGAGGATTTTTAATTGGAATACAATTATTAATTTCATTTGGTCCAAAAATATTAGATTTCTTTACAGGAATGACTAAAGAAATGAAAGAGGCTAAAAAAGCACAAGAAGAATTAAACAACTCACTTGACGAGTTAGGTACAAAAATATTTCAAGCACAAAAATATGCCGATGCAATAGAAAATGTAAATACTAGCGAAGAGGTTAGAATAAATTTAACAAATGAATTAATTAATTTGATTCCAGAATTAACTCAAGAAGATTTTAAGTATGGAGAAAATCTAGATGATGTAAGGGGTAAAATTACAGAATATGCTTTATCACAAGCGTCTAGACTAGAAATTGATAGATTAGTAGAGGAAAATAGCGAAATATTATCAAAAGCAGCATCTGCAAGAAGAATATCAGAAATAAAGAATGAAAAAGAAAAAACAGAAGCGATGAAAAAATTCCTTGAGCAACAAGGAATGGATGTTCAAGCAAGAATTGATGAAAGAAAATATGGCGCTTTAGAATTTATTGGTACAGATGCTGAAACAATAGCAGCAGAATTTAATATGATGACTGCTGAAGCTTTGTTCGCATCTCAAGCAATAGAAAAACAATTAGAAGAACTTTATAAAAACCTTAAAAGACAGGGTGATATAGGAAAAAGAGATGCTGTAGAATTGTTAGAGTTATTTAGATTTGGATTAGAAACTAACGAATTCTATTTACAAGGTTTTACAGGTCAACAAATAATGGCTATGGAAGCTTTATCAGAAGGTGTAAAAGAGAGAAAAGATGAGTTGAATGATTTTGGTGATGCTTATATAGATAAGGCAAAACAAATAACAGAAGCAGAAAAAGCTGAAACAAAAGCTAGAGTTGCAATAAGAGAAGGTTATTTTGATGCTGCAAAATCCATTAGTCAAGGATTTAAAGCTTTAGGAGATTTAGATGACGGTTTTAAAATAGCAGCAATTATAACAGAAAAAGCTGAAGCTATAGCTAAAGTAATTGTTAAAACTAAAGAAAGTAATCAGATAATTTCAGCAGCAGGTAAAGCAAGAGCTATGTTAGGAGACCCTACAGCTATTCCAAAAAGTAGAGCAAGAAGGTTATCAAATAACATTAGTGCAGGAATAAATATTGCTGGTATAGTTGCAGCAGCAGCAGGAGGTATAAACGCAATTAAAAGTAAATCATCTGTAGGAACATCTTTAGGTGGTGGCGGTGAAGCAGGAGAAGCAGGAGAAGTGCAAGCTCCTGACTTTAATGTAGTAGGTGCTGGTGGTGTAAGTCAATTAGCAACCACATTAGCAGGTGTAACAGGGCAACCTTTAAAAGCGTTTGTTGTTAGCAAAGAAATAACATCAGCTCAAGAATTAGAAAGAAATATTACAAACACGGCATCAGTCGGTTAATTATTAAAATAAATTCAATATGAAAATAGTAGAACTACTTATAGACGAAGAACAAGAACTATCTGGGATAGAAGCTATATCTATTGTAGATGAGCCAGCAATAGAAGAAAACTTTATTGCATTATCTAAACAGCATGAAATAAAATTAGCTGAAGTAGATAAGGAAAAGAAAATATTAATGGGTGCTGCTTTGGTTCCTAACAAGAATATTTATAGACGTAACGGAGAAGATGAATATTATATATTTTTTAGTCAGGACACCGTTAGAAAAGCATCTGAATTATTCTTAATGAGAGGCAATCAAAACAAATCTACATTAGAACATCAAGCTGAATTGTATGGACTATCTGTAGTTGAATCTTGGATTATAGAAGACGATGTACACGATAAATCAAGAAAGTACAACATGGATTTACCAGTAGGTACTTGGATGGTTTCTATGAAAGTAAATAACGATGAGGTTTGGAATAACTATGTTAAAACAGGTTTAGTAAAAGGATTTTCTATAGAAGGATATTTTACTGATAAAATTGCTATGAGTAAGATAAATGAAATAGACAATGAAGAGGAAGCTAGAGAAATACTATTAGAAATTGCCAATTCAATACTAGATAACAAATATGAATTTGCTACATATAGCGATTACGGAAGTGGAGTTAGAAACAATGCTAAAAGAGGTATTGAGCTTAACAAGAAAGTAAATAATAAATGTGCCACAAGCGTAGGAAAAATAAGAGCTCAGCAGTTGTCAAGAGGTGAGAAATTGAGTGTGTCGACGATTAAGAGAATGTACAGTTATTTAAGTAGAGCAGAAACCTATTATGATGAATCTGATACTAAAGCTTGTGGAACTATATCATATTTATTATGGGGTGGTAAAGCAGGATTAAACTGGTCAAGAGGCAAACTAAGAGAACTTGGTGAACTAGATTTAAACGATGATAATCCTTGTCAAGCAGGATATGAGCAAGTAGGAATGAAAGATAAAGATGGTAGAAAAGTGCCTAATTGTGTACCAAAACAATAACTATGAGAAAAACAAATGAAACTGTAGGAAACGCTGTTCCAAGTGGTAGCAGAAGAGGTTGTATGTGTAAAGATGGTACATACTCAAGAAAATGTTGTGATGGAACTTTAAGAAGTCAAGGTGTAGGTAGAATATCAGGAGTAGGTGTTTTATTATTAGAATCAGGAGGAAACATACTACAAGAAAACGGTAATAATATAAAATTATAAATAATGTCAAAAAAAATATCACAATTAAATGCAGCTACAGAATTACAAGGAACAGAAAGTTTTGCATTAGTTCAAAGTAGCGAAACTAAAAAAGCAACTATAAGTCAAGTTATAAATTATATTCATAACACAGATATTACTGCTTCTGATGGTGTTAATCTTGATTTAGACGATTCTCTTTATGATGACTCAAGAATGATTAAATTAAGCTGGTCAGGTGGTTCTGGAAATATGGTTTTAAGTTTACCAGATGCTACAACTTCTAAAAACACAAACAGAATTATGAGAATAGTAACAAATGGAAGTTTTAACACAAATACAAGAGTGAGACTAACTCCTATAGCTGGTCAAACATTAGATGGTTCATCTGATTATTATGAGTTAAATGTTACTTATGAAGGATTAATGATTTGGTCAGATGGCGTTGAATGGTTTATAATACAGAAAAAAGCATAAAAATCTAACAACCTTTTTATATACAGTTAATTAGTTAAGATAAATTAATTTATAAATCGAAATTTATGGAAAACACTAAAGCTACATCAATTTTGAACGACATCATGGAAAAACTATCCTTAGTTAAGAAAGATGAAGTAAAAGAAGTTGAGGTGAATCAAGAAGTAAATCTTTCGGAGCAAATTAAAGAAGAAGAAAAACTATCTCAAGAACTTACTGAACTTGCTTGTCAAGAAGAAGTAAAAGAGGAGTTATCTTCTGAAGAAGTTGTATCTGAAGATTTACAAGAGGAAGTTCCTGTAATAGAGGAAGCCTCTGAAGAAATTGAGATGGATGAAATGAAATACGTAAGTAAAGACGAATTTGAATCTAAAATCTCTGAATTAAAAGGTATGATTGAAGAAATGAAATTAGGTTACGGTGAAGAAAAACTATCTATGCAAAAAGAAATAGAAAAGTTATCTGCTGAACCAGCTTCAGAACCAATCTCACACAACCCTGAAGGGGAAGTAAAACAAAACTTTAAATCTTTTGGTCAAAACAAGATAATGAGCACTAGAGATAGAGTAATGAACAGAATTGCTAATTTAAAATAAACTAAAAACTAAAATTAATTAAAAAATGGCTACTACTACATCAATTACAAGTACTTACGCTGGCGAATTTGCAGGCAAGTACATTTCTGCTGCTTTATTATCAGGTGTTACACTTGACAGAGGTGGTATTGAAATCAAACCAAATGTAAAGTTCAAAGAAGTAATCAAGAAAATTGCTACTGATGCTAACGTAATCAAAGATGCAACTTGTGATTTCACTGATACTGCAACTATTACATTAACTGAAAGAATCCTTCAACCAGAAGAATTCCAAGTAAACCTAGAGCTTTGTAAAAAAGACTTTAGAAGTGACTGGGAAGCTGTATCTATGGGATACTCTGCTTTTGACAATCTACCTCCTAAATTCAGTGACTACTTAATCGGTCACGTTTCTGGATTAGTTGCTGAAAAAACAGAAAACAACATCTGGTCAGGTGTTAACGCTAATGCTGGTGAATTCGATGGATTTGCTACTTTATTAGGTGCTGACGGTGACGTTATTGACGTTGCTGCTGGAACTGTAACTTCTGCTAACGTAATCGCAGAGCTAGGAAAAATAGTTGACGCTATTCCTTCTGCTTTATACGGAAAAGAAGATTTATACATCTATGTATCTCAAAACATTGCTAGAGCTTATGTAAGAGCTTTAGGAGGATTTGGAATCTTAGAAAATGCTGCTGGAACTGAAAACGTATCTAGCATCGGTGCTAACGGTGTATCTAATCAAGGTACTATGTGGTGGCAAAATGGAGCATTATCTTTTGATGGTGTAAAATTATTTGTTGCTAACGGACTTGGAGATAACAAAGCTGTTGCTGCTGAAAAATCTAACTTATTCTTCGGAACAGGTCTTTTATCTGACCACAACGAAGTTAAGTTAATCGACATGGCTGACCTAGATGGTTCTCAAAACGTAAGAGTTGTTATGAGATTTACTGCTGGTGTTCAGTACGGAATTGGTTCAGACATTGTACTATATTCTTAATAAATTAAATTAACCAAAAATTAGGGTAGGTGGGTAAATGCCTACTTACCCTTTTTTTATAAAAAATAATAAACTATGGCTTGCGATTTATCATTAGGTAGAAAAGAACCTTGTAAAGATGTTGTTGGTGGCATAAGAGCTGTTTATTTTACTGATTTTGGAGATTTAGGTACAGTTACAGAAACTGACGATGAAATAACGGATTTGTCTGGAACTTTCACCGCCTTCAAATATGAAGTAAAAGGAAACTCATCTTTTGAACAAAACATTACGTCTTCAAGAGAGAATGGAACTACATTCTTTGAACAAACATTAAATTTAACACTACATAAACTGTCTAAAGAAGATAATAAAGAATTAAAATTATTAGCTTACGGAAGACCTCATGTTGCTGTTGAAGATTATAACGGTAATGTGTTTGTAATGGGATTACAACATGGAGCTGATGTATCTGGAGGTACTATAGTTACTGGAGCTGCTATGGGAGATTTAAGTGGTTACACACTTACTTTATCTGCTATGGAAGTAAAACCAGCTAACTTTGTAGCATCACCTACATCTTCTGACCCATACGCTGGAATGTCTAGTGCAACTGTAACTGTAACAGTAGGTACTAATTCATAATAACTAAATTTAATTAGGTTAAATTAAGGGATGCTTCGGTGTCCCTTTTTTTATTAAAACAAATTACAGATTATTTGTTACTTATAATATGGTAATATTAACAACATCAACAGACGCTCAGAGTTTTAAAGTAATTCCTAGAAGTGCAGAAAGCTCAGTTACGTTTGAACTAACTGATAAATCTAAAAGGACTACAAGTGCCATTTCTGTTTCTGTATCTAATTCAAACGGATATATGACTGTTACAGGTAGTTTTTCTTTAGTTGAAGGCAGATTTTATTCATTTGCCATCAAAAATGGCTCTGTAATTATATATAGAGGCTCTATTTTTTGCACAGACCAAACTAATTTTAATACCTTTGATGTACATTCTGGAGAATATACAACAGAAAACACATACGATAACGATTTTGTAATAATATGAAAAAAGTAAATAAAATGGCAAGAAAAAGATATAATAGTAAACCTTTGCCAAAAGCTGAAAAAGGAAAGATACATATAGTCAATATGTCATCTTATACAAGACCTGAAATAAAAGAGCAATACAATAGAGATTGGGTAGAATATGGTGATGATAATAATTATTTTAGTTATTTAATAGACAGATATAATGGCAGTCCTACAAATAATGCTGCTATTAATGGTATAGCTGAAATGATATACGGTAAAGGAATAGATGCTGTTGATAGTAAAGAAAAAGAAGCTGACTATATAGAAATGAAAGAACTCTTTACTAAGTCTTGTATGAAAAAAGTATGCTACGACTATAAAATGATGGGTCAAGCTGCAATTCAAATAATCTATTCTAAGGATAGGAAAAAGATTGTGCAAGTAGAACATATACCCGTAGAGACGTTAAGGGCAGAGAAGGCAAATAACAAGGGTGAAATACAAGGTTATTACTATGCTAAAGACTGGTCAGAGGTTACTTTTAAAAGTCAACCTAAAAGAATACCTGCATTTGGAACAAGTAATTCAGGATTAGAGATATTATATATCAAACCTTATAGAGCTGGATTTTATTATTACTCTCCTGTAGATTATCAAGGAGGATTACAGTATGCAGAATTAGAAGAAGAGATAGCGAATTATCATATAAATAACATACAGAATGGTCTTGCTCCAAGTATGCTTATTAACTTCAATAATGGTGTTCCTACAGAAGAACAAAGGTCTCTTATAGAACAAAACATTCAAGAAAAGTTTAGTGGTTCTTCTAATGCTGGTAGATTTATATTGGCATTTAACGATAGCAAAGAGCTGTCTGCAAGTATTGAGCCAGTCATACTAAGTGATGCACATGAGCAGTATAAATTTCTTAGTGATGAATCTATGAGAAAAGTTATGGTATCTCACAGAATTGTATCACCAATGCTTGTTGGTATAAAAGACAATACTGGACTAGGTAATAATGCTGAAGAATTACAAACAGCATCTTTACTTATGGATAATACAGTTATAAGACCAATGCAAGTTACCATATTAGACGAATTAGAAAAAGTATTAATGTATAACGGAATCGAATTAGATATATACTTTAAAACACTACAACCTTTAGAGTTTACTGACCTAACTAATGCTATAACAGATGCAGAAATAGAAAAGGAAACAGGAATAAAAAAAGATGATAGTGAAGTAATAGAAGAAGAATCCATAAATATAGAAGAATAATGGCAACAGCACTATTTATAAAAAGGTCAGATTTAGTTAAAAACACTGCGTTAAATTCAAATGTAGATACAGATAAGTTTATACAGTTTATTAGTTTGGCACAAGAAATTCATGTACAAAATTATTTAGGCACAGATTTATACGATAAAATTAGTGCCGATATAATAGCAGGAACATTAACTGGTGATTATTTAGCTTTAGTAAATGATTATATACAGCCTATGCTTATACACTTTGCTATGGTAGAATACTTGCCATTTGCTGCTTATTCTATATCAAATGGAGGTGTATATAAACATAACTCTGAAAACAGTCAGATAGCTAATAAAGAAGAAATAGATTTCTTAATTCAAAAGGAAAGAGATTTTGCTGAGTATTATGCTCAAAGATTTATAGATTACATGACCTATAATGCACCATCAAAGTTTGATGAGTACTATAGCAATTCTAATCAAGATATTTACCCAGATAAAGATACAGGATTTCACGGATGGGTATTATAAAAAGGAATTACAAACCTAAAGAGGTTAACGTAAAAAAATTATTAACTTATTTAAAAAAGAAAGATAATGGCAAACACAATAAATTGGGCAGAGATGTATTGTAGCACTAATTTTGGTGATACAGCAAACGAGAGTACTTTACATATTGATTCACAACCAACTTGTTTTGAATAATGGCTACACTTTCAGGAAATAAAATAAAAGATACTTATCAGTCGCTTGTAAAGTTCTCTGATAATGGAAACATAACAACTTCAGCTAAACAATTAACTGATGGTTTTGGTAATAACTCACCTATGTTTGTATCTACAACACAAGTAGGAATAGGAGTAACACCAGAATCAGGATTGAATCTTCACGTCTTTGGAGATGCTAAAATAGGTAGCAAT